CACATCGAGAGCGCCGACGGCGGCCCCCTCGAGAGCGTCGAGGTCAGCCGCGGCCGGGTTGCCTACCGGATCGCGCTGCCCTGGATCGACGGCGTGACCACCAAGAGCCGGATCCTGCTCCGGGAGACTGGCAAGACCGACCGGGTGCTCGAGATCACTGGCGTGGTCGATCCCGACCTGCGCCGCATGTCCCTCGAGATCGAGGCTACGGAGGCCGTGTCATGAGTTTCCGTCGAGGCGGTGAGTTCGGCACGCCTGCCCACCTGCGGAACTACGAGGCTTTCATGCGTCGGCAGGTCAACGCCTCGGAGAACCTGGGGCTTATGAGGTCCGGGGCCAGCGAGCGGGCGCAGCGGGCGTTCTTGGCCGCCGAACAGGTCTTCCTCGAGCTGCCCGACCGCGTGAGCCGGAACATCTACAAGCAGCTGCTCCGCCGCAGCCTGAAGCGCTTGGCGACGACGTACAAGAACAACTGGTTGACGCACGGTGCAACCAACCCGAGCTACGGCGGGCAGGAGAGCGTGCGCAAGGCCTCCAGCAAGGTCATCCAGTCGATGGGCGACACTCGAGGGTTCAAGACGACCAGCCGTACCGGGTTTCGGTACAAGCGGCGGCGAAGGTCCTACGTTGCTCCAATTGTGGACAGCGGCCGGGCCCAGTGGCACATCAAGCGGGCCACCTACCAACAGTTCCCGCCGGAGGTCCTGAAGGATGACCTGGCATTGGTCATCGAAACGCAGTTCGTCGACCTCGTCCGCAAGGCCAGGCTTAAGGTGACCCGCAAATGACCATCGAGCAGGCCATCTACCGTCAGATTTCGCAGAACCCGTCCGTCAGCGGCCTGGTTAGCAACCGGGTTACCCCCGAGTGGCGGCGGGAGGGAACGACGCTTCCGGCGGTCATCTACAGCGTGGATAGCCGCGACCCGGTCACGACGCTGACGGGCGTAACCACGCTTGAGCAGTTCAACGTATCCGTTACCAGCATCGCCGCGACCATGGCTGCAGCTCGGGAACTGGCCGACACCGTCAAGTCTGCATGCGTCACCGGGGCTTTCCCATGGCCGACGCATGAGGGTACGAGCGTCAAATGGGTACGGCTCACGTCTGAGGACGTCGAGCGGCTGAACGACGAGGAGGGGACGGACGATGGCCCGCGAGCCGTTACCCACCAATACACACTCTGGGCAACAGGAGGCTAAGACATGGCAGTCATCAGCAACGGCACTACGATCAGTTTCGGAGGTACGGCAGTCGATGCCACCGATATCAGCATCAGCGCGACCAGCACGGCAGTTGACGCAACCGTGCTGAACTCAGCGACCTCGGCAGCCATTCAGGGCAGGCCGACGGTCACTGGGACCGCCACAATCCACATTGACAACGCCACGGCGCTGACCTTGGCGCAGAAGTTCACCGAGGCCACGCCGACCACGTCGGCCATGACGGTGACGATTAACGCCAGCGGCGGCGTAACCGGCGGCGTCGACTTCACGGGCAGCGCCGTGATTACTGGGTTCAGCCCCACCTACGGCAACGACGCCGTGCAGTCTGCCACGGTGTCCTGGCAGTACACCGGAACCATTACCGCGACCCGAGCCGTCTGATGTGGCGCCCATACACCGATGAGTCCGTAGCCGGCTACCCGGCCCCGCTCGAGGTCCGGCCCCTGACGGTTTCGGAGTGGCGCAAGGTCGAGGCACTCGAGGAGGACGCCAAGCAGGCGTACGTCCTCGAGTCCTGCACCCGGGTGGGCGGTGTACCCGGGTCCAGCGCACTCGACGTGCACGTCGCCATGGCGCTGATTAGGGGGGTGATGGCAAACCCTTGGAGTGGACCCCGGCCGACCGCATAGAGCGGCTGCTGGCGGTCCTGGCGTACGGGCTGACACGGCAGCCGGAATCGGTAGTAGAACCGTGGCGCAAGAGCAGTAGACCGGACTGGATCGCAACCCTAGGAAAGGTGGCAACGTGGCAAAACTCGGGCTCTCAATCGGAGTCGACGCCGACGTAACCGGGCTGCGCAAGATGGGCCAGCAGGCTACGGCGCAGCTTGAGGGCATCCGTGGCCAGTTCGGGCGCATGCAGAACCTCGTCGGCGCCGCTATGGCCAGCCCGTTGTTTCAGGCCATCGGGGCGTTCTACCAAGCCAACGCAGAGGCGCGAAAGACGCTGGACGAGATGACCAAGCCGTTCTCGACCCGGATGATCGAGGCGGAAATTAATGCCATGCAGGCCAAGATGGCCGCCGGCCAGCGGTTCGTCGAGTTGGGCATGGACGAACCAGGCGCAGCACGGATTGAGCGTCAGGCGCAGAAAGAAATCGCCACGGCTCTGCGGGCTGAATCCCCTAGCGGGACGCAAGCCAAAAACATCGAGTCGTTTTTCACCGATCCGGGCTCCTACATGGCCAACGCTGCCTACGGATTTGGCGGCCATTTGGACAAGGTCCTGCAGGACATGGGCATCGGATTCCGCATGCTCGGTGGTGGTCCGGGCGCCACTGACCTAGAGAAGCTGCAGATGCAGGAATCGGCCATCCGAGCCGAAACTGGTTTCGCTATGGCAAGCGGCGACACCGGACGCCTCGAGGGCCTGAACATGCAGCTGCTGCGCGTGCTCGAGGCGATCAAGCAGAACACTGAGAGGACCCGCTAATGGCTTGGGTGATCAGCAAACTCCATCGGCAGCAAAGTTTCAACATCGGCGTGGAGCCTGCCGAAGCAGTGTTAATTACTCAGTTCCTCGTTGCTCAGGACGATCCTGCGCACGTCGGAACTTCCGAAACCGGGTGGAACGTTTGGCTGTCAATCAAGGGCGGCGCGTCACCATTCAATGCCATCAAGTCAATCGGCCAGCGCCTTGCAGCCTCTGGGACGGATGCCGGGTTGGCGCAGTTGATCGTTACGGACATCAAGGTAGACGTAGTCCCAGATCGGGCCAATTCGTACATCGTTACGCAGACTGCCAAGGCACCCTTGGTAGGCCAGGCACCCTACCGGGGCGTCAAGATCACGAAACAGGCAACCAACCGCAAGGTGCAGCAATACATCCGTCCGGGTGCATCGTTTCCAACGAACGGAAACACCACATGGCCCCCTGCGTCTGTAATTACTGGCGGCACTATCACCAACTGATTCATGAACCCGCAAGCCTTGGATACACCAACGTCCCTACGGCTCCTCAGTCGTATCTCAACAAACGTAACAGCGCGGTGTTTGCTGACTTTGGCGCTGGATCCGTTCTGTTTCAGGGTTACGAACAACGGTACGTTTCCGACCAAGTGCAGATGGACGCGTATACGTTCGTCTGGGATGACTGGTACCACCTCGAGCAAGCGCCGATCCGCAACCCAGTGGATGGTTCGGTATGGACGGATTCCTCCGTGTCTCTCGGCGGCGTTACGGTCAAGGCAACGTCCAAGGTGACATGGTTTCAGCCTTACGAATCGACGGCTGATTTTTCCGTTGCTGGAAACGTACTGCCGACCGAAGTGCTGCAAGCGCTCGCAACCTCAAAACCTGCTTGGTAATGACCTCATTCCTACAGCCATCCGTTTATTCGCCAAACGGCGGAGCCGCAGAAACGAACAACCTAACCGTTCAGGCTGTGTCGTTCGTGGTTGGCAACCAAACAGACCTGCAGGCCCTGCTTCAGCTACCCGGCGTCCAGACGGCGTGGCACTCCATGCAGGTCGTTAGCAGCGCATCACTGTCGGCCAATCGTTGGACCTACACCCTAAAGAAAGTGATTCCGGCCAGCAGCCCTACCAGTGTCATCGACGTGACGCTTACCGACCTCATCGCGGTGACCGCCTACAACCTGGCGGAGTACGGCAACACGTCCAGCGTGGCTGGCGGGGGGGTGAATGCGACCCGTGCCAACGCGGTGGGGTTCAACCTGTTGCCAGTTCCGGACGGCGCCTACGTTCATGCGTTCCTGATCTACGACAACAACGGGGCGTCGGTCGCCCTGTTCGAGCGCATGAACCAGTGGGACGGCGAGTGCCCCACCATTCTGATCAATCTGATTGACGGGGGGACCTACTGATGACCGACCAAATCCGCTTTAAGCGCTCGAGCACGGCGGCAGCAGTTCCGACCACATCGCAACTGGTCGCCGGGGAACTTGCGATCAACACCACCGACGGCAAGTTGTTCGCTGAGAACACGGCCGGCACGTCGGTGTTCACTTGGTCGAACGACGCCGGCGCGGCCATCACCGGGGGCACGATTAACGGGGCGACCGTCGGCGCGACCACCGCTGCCAGCGGGCGGTTTACGACGATTACGGGCACCAGCACGACGGCCTCGACCTCGAGCACAACCGGGGCGCTCATCGTCGCCGGCGGGGCTGGCATCGCATCCGACTCCCATATCAACTCGGTCCGCGTCGGCAGGGGTGCTGCCGGTACCAACATCACCGTGGTCGGCGTGAATACGGGAAGCCAACTGACGAGCGCAGCCGAGGGCTGCACGATGGTCGGATACCAGGCAGGGTTCTGGAACTCGTCAGGCGACGGGAACACATCGCTCGGTCAGAACTCTCTGCTCAACACCCGCACGGGATCGTGGAACTCGGGGTTCGGGATCAACGCGCTCTACACGAACCAGTCCGGGAGCCACAACTCCACGCTGGGCCTCGAGGGGCTGTATTCCGTCACGCACTCCTACAACACGTCGGTGGGCTCGACGGCCGGCTACGCGCTGACCGGGAGCGGCAGCGAGCACAACGTGGTCATCGGGTACGCCGCAGCCCGGTACCACAGCAACGGTAGCACGGCGCTGACCACGGCCGGATCCTGCGTCTACATCGGGTCGCAGGTCAGGGGCCTGAACAACTCGGACAGCAACTCTATCGTCATCGGGGCAAGCGCCATTGGGGACGGAGCCAATACGACCGTCCTGGGCACCTCGAGCACGACCCAGACGAAGCTCCACGGGACCGCTACTAGCGTCGGCATCATCAGCGGCGACCGGCTGCGGGTGGTCAATGCCAAGACCCCATCGAGCGCCAGCGACACGGGGACGGCGGGCGACATCTGCTGGGATGCCTCCTACCTGTACGTCTGCACGGCCACCAATACCTGGAGGAGGATTGCGCATGCCACCTGGTGAGATCGACGTAGCCGCCGGGGTGGTGGCTGGGCTGGACGGGGCTGCTGCCTGGGTGACCGACGCCCTAGGCGGCCTGCTCGAGGCCGAGATGGTCGCCCAGCAGGCTCCCCGGGTCGTGGTCCACCTCGAGGTCTACCTCGAGCACGAAGCGGCTGTAGGGCATCCCAATCGCACCCAGTGGGAGGCGGCGCTGGCGGCCGCTCGGGGGCTGTGAGGTGGCTACTCGCCATCCTCGTCGCCGGGGCAACATCCTGCGCTGGGCCGAGCGAACGGATCGCAGCAAACACCACCGAGGTACGGCAGCTCGCGCACTCAAGCGGCCGCCGCTTCGAGCGCATCGCTACCGAGACAATCCAACCGGAACCAAGCCTGCCGACGATTCGCGGTGAGGCCGAGGCCGGGCAGGGCGAGCAGGCGCGTATCCTCGACGCCGTGGACATGATCTACATGGCGCTCACAGGCGTTGAGGACCAGGTGCCCTGGTGGGTGGCCCCCCTCGTCTGGGTATGCATCGCGCTCGCCGTGCTTGGCGTCGGCTTCATCGTGTGGCATACGGGCGTCGGCCAGTTCCTCAAGGGCTGGCTGGGCATCGTCACGCCGACCGAGCGGCGAGCCGCTGAACTGACGGCAAACCTGATCGACTTGACGCCCGAGCAGGCAGTAGCGGCGGTTGCCGAGCTGCGCCGGGCCGACCCGACGTTCGATGCAGCCTTCCGGCGGGCTGCACCGATCCGCACCCCCAGCCGGCCAAAGAAGAGGACCAAGTAATGGCATCATTCATCGGTAGCGTGTGGTTCGCCCTGCTCCTGGGCGTCTGCGGTTATGTCGCCGGGAACCTGTTCCCGCTGTCGAAGTTCAAGAAGTGACCCTAGCACGTCAGTGCTGCTGCAACCCGCAGGAACCACTGGTCTGCTGCGGTGAATGGCCGACCTACTGCGCGACGAGCGTGGGGGCCGGCTACTGGTTCTATTCCATCCACCGCACACTGATCTACCACGGTGCGGCCATCCGCATGAACGGCGCCAGCGTCACGCTCGACGCCTTTTATGTAGGGGCGACCACCGCGACTGACCCCGAAACACTGCAGACAGTCTGCAGCTTCCCCGAGCCGATTGACGAGTACCCGTACGACGTGGTCATGCCGGGACTACTCGGCATTCAGACGCGGCCATGGAACTACCCAGTGCCAGTGTTCAGGGGCACGGACGCCCAGGCGGGCGAGTTCGAGATAGTGTGGCCCATCCTGCAGAAGTGCTGTATCGGAGGGTCGTATGACCAACTGGTGGTCGGGTTCGAGCTGCGGAACTCAGCGATCATCGGCAAGGTAGCGGGAGCACTGGGCACGAGCCCTAACGACCTGACTGGCCTTTACAACGGCACCGGGCGTCACTGGTACACGCTGTCGAACGGCAACTTCCGGTTCTTTGCCGACCCAGGGCTGTGGCGGCGGGACGGCCTATCGAGCGGCCTAAACTCGTTCCAGCCGTTCCGGCTGGGCCATGATTTCGGACCTACGCTCATCGAGCACACAGGCGCTGTTCCAATTGACTTTACGCATGGCGAGTGGTGCGAGGAGAACGGCTACGGCAACCCGTGCAAGTGCAACTTCAGCTTCCCCGAGGACCCGGCCTGCTGCGAGTATTACACCGCCGAAATCGCTTTCGAGGTCAGCCCGGACGGCTGCGCCACGCACACCGTCAGCACCAGTTGCGTGGTTAGGCGGGCCCCGAGCCCGTGCCCCCAGGTCAGTGCCTCTGATGACATCTCCATCAAGAACAGCCTGACGCGGCATGGGTCGACGGTCCCCAACGGCACCTACAGCGTCGACAAGATTTACGCCAACGGGTGCTGCGTTGGCTACCTGACGCCCAATCCACCAAGTACCGGGTTCGACGTTCCGTTCGTGTCGGCCGGCGTGATCGGTTGCGACGTGGATGCTTCCAGCATTCCCTGCGTGAGTTGCGACCCGTACCCGCCGGAGAAGTTCGACGCGGTGTTCTGCGTGCAGACCGGCTACACCCTCGACGCCGACGTGCCGTTCGGTGACCCGTGCGCTGCTCGCTATGTCGCCGCACAGAACTGGCTACTTGGCATCTACATGCGCAACGCCGGGGACGGCTGCTGCATCGACGGATACCAAGTCAGGCGCGCCTACTACCTCGAGCAGGTGGCCGGGACCTGCGTGTGGAAACCCTTGGATTCCTGCACCATTACGTTCACCTGTGAGTCATAAACCGTACATCCTGCGGGTGCCCGGGAAGATCCAAACTTGGGGCGTCGAGCTGCGCGACGGCCGGCCGGTGATCACGGAACTGCTGGCCGAGGTCGAGGCGATAACCGGACTTGGTGACGTTGTAGCGGCAGCCACAAAGGCTGTTGGCATCAAGCCTTGCGGTTCGTGCCAGCAGCGGCGCGAGACACTGAACAAATTGATTCCTTTTCCGGATAATCGCGCTTCGGACCTATAGACAGGTGCAAAGAGTGACGATATCAAGTGATAACCAACGTCCACACCGTTGGTAACTTGGTCCGAGTCATCGCCCAAAAGCCGCGTTTTTAGGCTGCCTTCGCGTCCGAGAATATGTGTTCTGTTTCGCAATAACACTTGGTTTTTAGAGTTATTGTAAAAGCGGACGTAAAAGGCGGACGTTGATTCTGACCACAGCAGGCGGCTTTTGGGGCCGTCTGCGTCTCTCCGTCGTGTGGTTTGGAGTCACTCACATGGAACGTCCTGAATCGTCTGAACTGGCCGACGATGGCCTGCCTCTGTCCGACATCGACCCGCAAACTGGCTGGATGTATGGGGAGGTGGGGGCGTGAAGCGCGTAACCCTGTCCGTACGTCAGATGGAGCA